TCCAAGATATTAACGTCAAGACCTGCGAATGGTGGAATGATACCAAGTATGCGAAGTAATCCATCTACAAATAGTGCGAGTGCTGTGAATCCAAGTATCATTGATATGATAGTTGCATCACGATTGTGTTTACGCATTGACTCTTCATCTATGCGTTTTGCTTCTGCTAATGCATCAGCGATCATTTGATCTACCTCATGCTTAGTGTAGAAGTTACCTAGTACAGGTATATCATGTTTGTCCATGCTGATTGTAATAAGCTTTGTAGTAAGAGACGAGACCACTAGTGTTTACCTGTTTTTTACACCATTCATCGGCACAGGCATAGATTGCTCTATTACTTTTTTCGTTACCAAATTCCTGAAGCAGTATTAACAATGCTCGTTCTCTTACGTTAAGTTGTTCTTCTGTAAGTTCACTCATGTGTGATTGCACAGTGTCCTTGTTCACATAATCTCTCCAATTTTTCTATCAGATGTTGATACTCATCCCACATATACTCAGAGCCTGTATGCTCCTTGTATGTGTTACAAGCAGTGATGAGACGGGCTACGTCTCCCTCGTTTAATCTCATAGTATTCATAGCGTTACAATATAATTATAACGATTCTGTCAAGTAGTATAGCAGAAATGTCAGGGTTTGTCAACGTGCTTTATATTAATAGACATAACATACCTTTTTTCATCAACCTGATTTGGTTCGGTTCTATGCAACAACCAACCTGGAAAAAAGATAACATCATTTGTTTTTACAGGAATGGTAACCCAATCATATTCATTATGATAATAATCTTCTACTTTAGGTTCACCAGTATCATATGCTGATAATGGATTTTTTATTTGAAGACCACCAGAATTATCAGGAACTTTTAAATAACAAGCACAAGCAAGATTAATACCATGATGTAAATGCTCTCCTGTATAACCACCTTTAGTGTGACAATTAATCCAAGATCTTTCTATGTATTTTCTCGTACCTGGAAAGTGTCTCTCATTCCATACAGTCATAATACAATCATGTATAAACTCATCAAACTCAGATCCAAACCATTCGTGAGGGTAATCATGATTATCAAAATAACCTGCTTTACTGTGTAAAACTACTCCAGTTATACCACCATCTTTTTCAGGTGTTGTAGGTTTTTGCTCTTCAATAATTTCCTGTGATTCTTTAATATACTTTTCTACTCTATCTTTAACTACATCAAATTCAAAATCAAATCTACTTTTGTAGATGTATGGAAACGGATTTATATGTTCCCAGTGATCACCACCATAATTTGTATTCATATTCTATCGTTTACCACCTCCCATTTGTTTTAGCATTTTCTGAAGCTCTGATGTAGAACCTACAAACATAGCATTATTTGTAACACTCTTCGGACCTCTTTTCTCTTCATCTAGATCCTTAACTTTCTTCTGTAGATCCATGAGTTTATCTGTCATGTCTGCTACCTGCTTCATGGCGTTTGTAGCAACTTCATATGCTCTTGGATGCCCTGATTCCTGTGCGACCTCTAACGCCCCCTGTACTGCCTCCTGACCCTGATCTATGAGTCTATAGAGTTCTGCCCTAGTATATACATAGTCCTTATCCCTGTCCTCTGAGACATCTCTGAGTTGATCCTTGCGTTTAGCACCACCACCTTCGGGTACATCAGAAGCTTCAACATTAAGAAGTTCTTCCATGTTCTCTTCTAGGTTATTCATAAGAATTCAAATCCTTCATTAAATCCAAAATCATCTGTAGAAGTTACTAATGCATCATCAGCAGCAGTAACTTGTCCATCCTGATTGATATCAGTTTTTGCTTTGGGTGAATAAGTTAATTCAGCATGACGTTTATTAACTTCTTTATCACCAATAGTCTGAATAATACGAGACTTGCGAATAACATCTGCCTTGGTGTAAGGACCATATATCCAAGTCTTAGCAGTAAACTGCATAGTATAAGTCAAACTTCGTCTGGTTGTAAAGTCATCTTCCCAATCATCATCAAAATCAACACTATTTAAAACAACAGCAACATCTCTAACCTCATCCATATCAGGAATGAACTTAAGACTCATACTAAATGATGGCTGGAAGAATGGTAATATTTGTTCTAGTATCTGCAATCCATCGTCCTGCGACTTAGCAATGATACCAACTTCAAATGAAACATTATATGGGACAGGTACATATTGAGTCTTTACTGCTTTAGCATTAGTATCACTTCCTTCAACAGGAACAATTGCTTTATACTTTGTAGTAGCAGTAGTCTTTCTTGCTGAATCATAATCAATACCAGTCATCTCAAAGTAAATCCTTGGTAAAGTAATTGCTACCTTCTTACCATCAACAGGGTTACCTTGCAACCTATATAAAAACTTTTGCTTAGGACCATATGCTAGAGGAACCTTTTCAACCTCAAGCACCTGTCCATTTACAGTCTTCTTCAATTCAATATTATTGAAGAGAGTACCAAATCCAACAACAGTCTTTCTAACTGCTTCGTTATAAAATTGTGTTCCTAACATCAGAAGCTACCTGTATAATTACCAAATTCACCAAAGGCGTTATCTTCACCCCAATCTATTATATCATCAGCACCTTCTTCAATAGCAGCATTCTGATCGTAGTCAGTGCTCTGATTATCAATAGTAGAGAAATCTCCTAATGTATATAGGGCATTAGATTCAACCCCTCTAATGGTGTCTCCATCAATGAAGTTGCCAGTGCGGTTCATGACTTCAAGGGTGTATGATACACCATTCCAATCAGCAACTTCTGCAAGTGTAGCACTATCTAAATCATACACGGTTGCTTGAGCACCACTGGTAGTAGTATCTTCATATGTGTTAATGATATACCTTAAATTTGGTTCATCAAAATAAAAGAAACCAGGAACAGTGGTTGCATTAGTGCCATTATATGTGTACACATAATTCAATCTCTTATCTTCAAACTTCCAATAGAAGTATTTCTTCTGTGTGGTAGTAGCAAAGATGGGATCAAATCCACCAAGTGCTGTGATGGTTGCAACCTTATCACTAGAAGTCCAAGTTCTACCACCACCCTGTTGTACAAATCCACCTATCACTACATGCTCATCATTAACAAACTGAACATCTAATGGTGGAGCTTCAATAGTAATAGTTGGGAAATCTGGTTCAGATGGATCTGGTTCAAACCCAGTACCACCATTAACAACAACAAGTGTAACTACACCACCATCAGCAATAGATGCTTCAATAATACCACCAGAAGAATTTACTCCACCAGTAATAGTAACACTTGGTGCTATACTATATCCAGTACCAGCAAGGTCTACAGTTGCAGCAGTAATAGAACCACTTGAATCAACTGTAACTGTTCCTGTTGCATTAACTCTAGTAGAAGGTGTTAGATTGAGTGTAGTGATATTGCTAAACTGTCTTTCAATATCATCAACTTCATCAATACCTGTATCAAACTTATCAGCACCCTGCTCGTAGATCTCAGCAGTGAGTTGATAGAAATACTGTTTACCTAACTGGAAGAAAGGATTCTCTCGTTCAACATACTTGATCTCATATAGATCCTCTGTCAATGGGAAGTAGATCAGATCTCCTTCATTGGGTCTACCATCCACAGCAAGATTCAATGCTGGATTAGCAGACTGTTCCCACCTTCTACGTGATACGACAAATTGTATCTCATCAGATACCCTCAAACCAAACTTACTTACAAACTCTGCACCAGCACCAAATCCTTCTACGTTCACAAGGAACATCTCAATCATATAACTTTGATTGAATTCAGATTGTACTATTTCCCCAAGAGACTTATCTTTTAGATGGACTCTAGGAATATAAAACACGTCCGATCCAAACAACTTGATTTGTTCATCAACCAAGTCCTGTACAAGATTCTGTTCGGTGGCAACACCACCGTGTTGAGGGAAGTATACTTTTTTCATCCGATCATATCAAATGGTGGTAATTCATATGTACTTGCTGATGCATCTTCAATAGAAGCAATCTCTTTCTCTGCATCTTCAAAGATCTCTCTTCCATTAATGGCAACTCCACCTGGAAGTTGTATACCATTAAACTTAATTAGGTTCTGACCCCACTGTCTCTTGATAAGAGCAGTAGTGTATTTCTTTAAGAAGACATCACTATAAACTTGTCCAAAGCTTTCAGGATCTATTGCTCTATGACATTCAACAATAACATGAACATCTTCATTCATCATGTCCTCACCAACATCAAGATACAGTCTATCCTGTCTCATGTTAAATCTAAACTGAACAAAAGCACCATTGTTAAGCACCATGTCCATAGTCTCCATCCATGTCTTAACCATATAATAGTTAAGGAAGTCAAGAGAACCTACAGCATATAAGTCATTCAAGAAGATCTGATACTCAATACCAAATAGATTGTTCCTTACAGCATTACTAGCAAGACCAAATACCTTAGTAACACCAACAACATCAGCAGGAAGTTCAAGATACTTATCTCTTGTTTTCCACTCTGTAGTATTAGGAGCAGTACCTATAGTTGTTACAGTATCTGAAGTTTGAAATCTTGTCATGTCCTCTGTGGTCAAGACATGCTTCATGTATGCAAGCTCTACACCATCATAGTGACGCATACGGTAATACTGTAACGCATCATCAATTGAGTCCTCTATCTGGTCGTCATCTACATTGACTTCTAGTACAGGGAACCCTAACTTTCTTAGACAGTAATCTTTGAGTTCTGCCCTACTGGTGGGTTCAGCCATAAAAAATACCCCTAGTATGTCCTAGGAGTATTTATAAATCATTATTTACTTACACTTAAAAGTTAATTTCCTGCTGGTGCTACGTGTCTAGCAGCTGGGTCAAGGAAATTATCAAGATTAGGACCAAATGCCAGTAATGCTGTTAAATCATTTGTGGTTATTGCATCCAGTTCAACTTCTCTAGCGTTATTGAGATCACGAATTGCTTTCTTTTCAGCAGCAAGTGCTGTCATAGCAGCACTGTTGCCGTTAAGAAGATCAGTCTCCTCTGCTCTTTCCTTTTTCCAAGTGATTTCTTCAAGAGCCGCTTTTGCGTTTGCTTTAATTTGTCTCCTGAAATCATCTTTCTTTCCAGCAAAGATGAGTGCTTCATTCTCAGATAAGTTTAAAGCAATTCTTTCTTCAGCTGATTTGCCAGCATGACCGTCTACCAACGCATCAGCTGCTGCATTCAGCTTCCAACTTGTTAGTGGGACTCCTTCATCCAAATCCTGTCGTATAACAACATAGTTTGGATCAGGGCCTGAACCATCTGGTAAAGGTCTTGCAGGGATCTCGTTTACATCTTGATCTGTAATGTCAGCAGGAACTTTTCTGCAAAGATAGTATTTTAATGCCATTTTCTTTCTCCTGTTTATTTAAGTGTAAGTAGTAAATTCAGATTGCTTTCCAGCACCTTCTACTGTACCACGACCACCTTCAACTTCTGAAGTGAATAGATGAGTGTTGTACATAGCAGGAATCAATGCAGGATATGATGTACTGTGATATGCAGTCTCAATGATAGAATGCGTTTCACCAGTAAACATATGAGAACTAATACGATCTCCATCATTTCTTTCAGCGAACTGATAATCCATGTTAGTGATTGTATGGTACATACCATAACCACCATCAGTATTGTAAGAACTGTTCATGAAGAAACTTGACTTACCAATTGGACATATCTGATAACCATAACTAGTATCAGTAGTCTGATCCCAGAGCCACTTACCATCAGAAACTCTGATGAATGCTCCTAGCCAACCAGAACCATAGTAGTAGTAAGGACAGTAAGCAACGAGATATCTACCATCACTAGTTACCTGCCATCTCATACCAAATCTTTCATTATTCTCTCTACCATATGATGTAGTACCAGAGTAATGCCTTAGGTTACCTTCAGATTGACCACTTGCATTCCATCTATGAACCCATGCACCATTGTGAGGGATCTGCTGGAATGTTACGACTTTACCATTGTCACAAAGAACAGGAGCACAACGATATTGATCTTCCCAACCATTATTACCTGGTTTACCAGTCCAGTTATCATATTCAGTATAACCAGTAGATGAACCGAATGCAACATTACCTGCATTACTAGCAGTGTTGAAATAATCTTTTAATGAACTACTATCTCTAGATACACCACTATAAGAATCACTAGCATCGTAGTTGAGATTTTCATTAAGTGCAATTGCCCTTAGGTTAGGAACACCGTGCCAAATAACTGGTCGCCAAGTATAGGAACCACCATTCTGTTCCATAACACAAATCTTCTGAAGCTTCCTGTTGTAACAAGAAGAACCTACAGCAGAATGAGACCACTTACAAGGGATATCAACGAATGTACCATGACCACTTCCATTCCAATGAGTTAAGTTACGGAATATATTAGAAGACCTAGGAGTAAAATAAGTTCTAGTACGAGTATTGTTATTATCGTCAGAGAACCATGCCCAGTCTTGCTTTGTCTCGTTAACAATTGGGTTAACTGCTGTGAAAGCAGTCGCCATATAGGTCGTAGCTCTTTGGTGTGTAGACCAACCACCAGAGGATGAATTAGTACCAACTCTCTTGAAGTGATTATGACCCAAGTAACCAACACAAGATGTCATGCTTGGATAGTCGTTATGACTATTAACATGATTGGTTGTTTGGTAATAACTTGTACCTGAACTCTCTTGCTGCAATTCTGGAGCATAAGATGAGTATGGTTGATATTGACCATAGTGGTTATTAGCACCATAGGTCATACTATGCTTGTCTAACCTATGTGTGTAACAGAAGAAACCAGCCTGTGTACTGTGTTCATGAGTCCACGTGGCGAATGCGGGTTGGTCATATGGATCTTGGTAAGTTCCACCGCCACCACCAGTTTCTTGTTGTACTTGTGTAATTCTACGTGCCATTGTTATTGCATTCCTTATAAGTTTTACTAGTGGTTATCCTTAACCGTCCATAC